TCCGCCCCGCCAGATACACCTATTGAGTTACCTGTACCTTCATTATAAACAAATTTATCTGCAACGGTCACTGCTTGGTCTGATATAGATATTGCACCACTCGGAACACCTGAAGCTAAAGATAAACTTACGTCTCCTGTGTTTGTACCTGATGTAGAACCAGATATTGTTCCTCCACCTAAAGCTATAGCGGTATAAGTACTATCTCCTGTCTGGGCAGTCCACATATCTTCTGATTCATCCCAGAAGAATTTACGGTTACCACTGTCACCTCTCTCTATCTCTATACCAGCATCTTCACTTGGGGTTCCTGTTGCGTTGCTGTTAAGAACTATAACATTATCATTTAATGTAATTGTTTCTGTGTTTACAGATGTTGCTGTTCCTGAAACAGTTAAGTTACCATCAACAACTAAATCGTTCTCTACTGTAACTGTTCCTGAACCATTTGTTAATTTAACATCTCCTCCAGCTGAATTTAATAATAGTGTTGCTCCAGCGCCACTACCATCTCTGGCTTGTAACTTAGAAGCGTTTATACCCATATTAGCTCCACCATCAGCTCCAAGTTGGAAAAGCCCTGTACCATCATCTGCATTTAATGCGCTACCTTCAGCTTTATTAATCTCTAAAGGAAGAGATGGGTTTGAGCTCCCGATAGCTAAATTCATAGGAGACTTGTGTCCATTAGTGGAATGTAGAGTTAACATACTAGTAGAGCCTGATGCACCATACTTATACATTTGTACACCGTCATCTAGGTATATGTCTTTAGTAGAGCCATCAATAGCTCCTACTCTTAAATCACCATCTAATGTTAATTTATGTGTTATTTCAGTAAACGCTAAATCAGTAGAATTACCAAAACCGTAATAACCAGTCTTGTTACTTCTTACTCTAGCGTCAGAACTCGAATCTTCCCTTGTCCATACGTCTGATACAGCACCCATTGAATTAATTTTATCGTATACTGCATTGACTGACGGTGCTTTATCCGTTACACCATCCCAACCATCACTATAGATGGTATCATCTATTCTCGCATCTAATTTTGATTTAATATATTGTTTAGAAGGTAGCCTATCATCTAGAACCATCATGCGAGTTGGCGTTGTGGTTACCTTATGTAATCCATATTCTTGTGACGCCTTTGGTCTGATTTTTGTTGGTTTGAACTCTTTCATGCTTCCTTCCTTTAAAGTTGGGCGACTTTTACTGTGGTGTCGCCCAGACCAATCTTAGTTGTTACTTAGCGTATCTAATCTGAAATTACAATACAACCAGCTTCTGGTCTTATGACTTTCAATCCATATCTCATAGACATGTATGAACCCATAATTCCGAATCCGGGGTTTGCTTCTTCGACAGTTAGTCCACGTCTTTCGACGTAAGCTACAGGTTTAACCTTCATGTCAAATATTCCAGCTCTTGTTTGAGGTACGAACGGGTTAACAATAACGTTAAGTCCGTAAATTTGTCCAACAACACCATTGTTAGATACATCATTGACGTAATCTAATCCACCTCTTGCGGAGTCTGTTCCTCCGAAAGGAGCTGTGAAGTCAGCTAAATTCAATAGAGTTTTGTAATGGGTTGGGGAAATCATTATCGTATCTGGGGTCATTCCTTTTGATGCCATTAACTCAATAGCCTTGGTTATATCAGCCAATTCTAAATTTCCACCTGTGGCGGATTCTGAACTGGATGAATCTTGAGATGCGAAGTAGTGGGTACCCATTGTATTCAATTCTGAAGTTGAGTATTCACCATATTCGTATAATCTTGAACCAGAGCTTGGACTTGCACCATAGAATCCACCGTGTGGATAAGTTGCGAAAGTCTCTATTGCTGTTTCGTTTGTTCCTGCTGCAATAGCGGTTGTACCGAATGTTGCGTCGGTTAGACCGAAGACTGCGTATATAAAGTGTTTAGTTACGTGTCTTTCTACTGCTTTTCTTGCTTCGTTTAGAGCTAATTCCATTTCAGAGAAACGAGAATCTTCTAACATTCTGCGGGTTACACCTACTGCTATACCGAACTCTTTTACTGAAACACGTTCGTTTCTCAAGTCAGTGTGCTGATAAGATGGTGTTGCTCCTTCTTCAATTTGTTCTAGACCCATTGAAGGTTTTGCGAATGTAATATCGACATCTCCACCTGTATCGGTGGTGAATCGCTCTGCAAACATACTAACTACAGGCATTTCAGTGACTTTGTAGTCCTGAATTGCGTCTTTGTAGTCTACTAATACCCTGTTAGCGGTTGAGCTTAATTGGCTCGATGCTATACCGGGGTTTGTTCCTGCTGCTACCATTGTTTATCTCCTTAGAACACCAAGACCTTTACTTGGGCCTCTGTGCTTGCGTTTGCCTCAAGTGCTACTGCACAAGGGTTTTTATCTGCGCCTGAAGCTTCTTTTACTAATGCTCCAGATTCTCCGATAGTCAACAAATCACCAACTGCGACGTCGACGGAATCTCCGTCTACATTAGCGTAAATAACGATTCCACTGCCGGTTAGCATAGAGACTAGGTCTCCTGATGCTGCGTCTGCTAATGCAAACCCTGCTGGTGGTACGTCATCTGTATCAGCTGCGATTAATTTTGCGCTGCTGTTAAATTCTAATGCGTCTCCTGCGTTGATGGCTTCTGCTGCTTCGAAGTTCATGATGCGAGCTGGTGCTCCGCCATCATTTACTAATATTGTTTTTACTATTGCCATATTTCATCACCTTAGTTTTCTTCTCCTTTGAAGACGATTCTACCGTTTTCCATCGCAAACATGCGTGGGGTTTCTTCTGCTTCTACTGGAGTTTCTTCAGCATCATGGGCTTTACCTTTTCCATAAGTTCTTTCTGTTTCTTGTGGAACTGGCATAGAGTCCATTGCGATACTGAAACCTTCTAGCTTTATATTGTCCCATGCTTTGAGTTCCTCTGCACGAGCATCTTTCCCATCGTCTTCGAGTTTACCAAGTGCAACTTCCTTTTCTAGAATTGTTGCCACGAAAGAGTTTACACGTTCTTCAGCTTCTGCTTCTTTGCGTGCTTCTTCTTCTTCTTGGAATTTTGATACGAGAGCGATTGCTTCTTCGTGCTTGGAGTTTAACTCAGCATAGTTACCTTTCATCTCTTCAAGTTGAGACTTCATAGATGCGAATTCACGCTCTGTGATGGTCTCTGCTTCTGAGACAACTTCTTTTACTTGTTCTTCAGCCATGTTTATTTCCTCGCTGTTGTTCCCGTGTGTATCACAGGCACATGAATCTTCCTCGTGGCCTCCACAGCCACAATCAGATTCTGATTCCGATTCTTCACCGAATTCACGGTGTTCATCGCATTCCTTTCCATTTTCTATCGTACATGCGTCACAAACGGGGGTACGAGTCTCATTATCAATAAAACTCACCTCAATAGGACGGATGTCCATTGCAAATGGTTCTCCTAAAACATCTACATCTTTAGAAAACCAATCGATAGAGACATGCGTCATATCTCCGTTTTCAATCTTTTCTAACACTTCATTTTTTTCAGCTGCACTTTTATAAAGTTGCGCTAACATCTTTATTGCCTTTTTACCATCCTCAAGCTCTACGAGTTGTGGGTTGATAGCCTTTCCGAGAAGGTCCTCCTCGGTTCGTTGATGATTATAGTAAACAGGTAGTTCACTGAACTTCTCAACACTTTTTTCTAATACAGATGATTCGATAAAGACCTTTTGGTCACCATCTTCGTCGTGAGGGCCTGACGTAATAGCGATTACTGGAAACTCTATATACTCATCCGTAAGGACAGGTTCTTCTAAATCTAATGCGAAGGTGCGTTGATGTTCCTGTCCGCCCCCGGCAGATACTGCAAACTTTCTATCAGTTTGTAGGTCTTCTACCCTCATGCGACACATTCCTGCCGCAATCTCTTGATGGTCCTCAACTCCTCTTTTCTTGAGTGTTGGGCCAACTTCTATTATACAACGTTCATAGTCGTACTCTTTGCTCATTCTTCTCTATCCCCCGTTGCGTTTGCTGCTGGTTCGTTGCCAGCGCTGCGGTTTTCGGTCCTTTCGGACTCTTCTTTCTTATCTTGGTCTTTTCCTCCAGATATATTAGCATTCTTTGCAGTTTCTTGCATTTCAGTCACTCCGTCTGGATTCAATCCTCTTTCCGACCTTACTTCTCCCGGTGATAATACACCTTCAGATAAGTATATCATATCGGTCTTTGCCTTTATGAATGAGTCGTCTACATTTATTTGTCTAAACTTAAATTTAGCATCTCCACCTAATACTTGTGGCATTAATTGTGCATTGATTGCAGCTTCAATCGCAGACTGTAAATGTCTAACGTATGGCTCAAATATCGCACGTGCTTGTTCGGGTTTTTCGAACATTGTAATTGGTACCTTAAGAGCCACATGGATTTTCTTGAGCAAATCATCAGTGTATTTTCCATACTCAAAGGCTCGTTGTGTACCCTGTAACTCCTTGACAGTAATATCATTACCATGAATAATGTCTTCGCCGGGTTCCAGCGCATTAAATGCATCCACGATTTCGTTAATCTTATCAGGACCATAAGGCATATCGGGTAATCCAGCGCTAATATCAAACCTACTAGTAGCGTATTTGTTGAGAGCAGCACCGATGTCCCGTTCTGCGTAA